GTGCCCTTGCGCCGGAGCACCAGGGCGGCCTTGCCGGTGAAGGTCGCGGTGACGACGCCGGGCACAAGCGAGCCGCCATCGCGCGAGGAGCGGTGGGGATCGAGCCCGAGTTCGTCGAGCGCGAACTTCACGACCGTGGACTTGCCGGTCCCGGCATAGCCGAAGAGCCGGAACACCGGCTGCTCGTGGGCTCGCGTCTCGAACCAGCACTTGATCGCCGCGATGGCCCGGGCCTGTGCGTCCGAAGGGGTCAGGTCGGTCATGGCGCGAGCCTCCAACAGCGATCGATCCAGGCGCAGGACGGATGCCAGTGGTCGCCGGCGCGCCCGCCTCGGCAGACGACCGAGGAGCGTTCCCGCGCTACCCGGGGCAGAAGTTCCTGGTGGTCGTTGGCACGCACCACCGTCACGGCGCGGTCGCTCATGCGCTGGGCGAGCGCAGCATCGAACGGCACGAGTTCGGCGTGAAGCTCCCAGGTGTCGCGGTTCAGCGCCGTGAACAGGGCCGGATGGGGAAGTTCCAGATAGGCTTGGTAAAGGGCGATCTGTGCGGCATAGACCGGCTTCGACAGGACGACGCCGCGTTTGACCACGTCCTTCCAGGAGGCAGCCCCAAGGGCTTTGTTCTCCCACAGTGCCGGATAGGCGATCGCGACCGGGCCGGCGACGAGGCAGCCGTCGATATGACCGCGGAAGCGGCCGTCGAGCGCGGAGAAGCCGAACTGACGACCGTCGGAGCGGTGGGTGCGCAAGTCGAAGCCGACGGCGCGGATCCAGTCGGCAACGACATCCTCGCCGCGATGGCCGGCCTCGAAGATGCGCAAGGTGGCGGGCTCGAAGTCGCGACCCTCATCCTTGGGAACGTTCAGCGTATCGAACTGGATCTGGCGCAGGCAGGGTCGGCCGAGGCCGGAGGTGCTGACATAGCGCCGTGGGGGCTCGGTCCGGTGGCGGGTGAGAAGAGCGGCATCGATCGCCGCATTGACGGCTTCGACGACGGCGGTCGCGTGGCGTTGCGCTCCGTAGGTCGCGCCCGAGCCGTGGTTCAGGTCGAGCATGGCGGCTCCGGTCAAAACGGGGCGACGCCGGCATCGGCCTGGGCGCGCATGGACGCCTGGAAGCCGTCGATGCAGGCCTCGATCAGGCGGTCGATCTCGCCGGCGCTGCGATCCTGGAAGGCGGCGAGCAGCCCGAGCTCGCCGAGCACTTCGGCGAGCGGCTGACGGGCGTCGCGGATCGCCTGCCGCTCCATGGGAGACTTGTCGATCATGCCGTTGCTCCTCCGGGCGAGGCGGGTGCCGGCCTTCAGGCAGGCCTGCGAACAGAAGCGGTGGTCCGGATATCGGTCGAAGCGCAGATGGAGGCAGAAGCCGAAGCCGCGGGATTGACGGGAGCAGAGCGCGCAGAGGTCTATCCGGCGAGGAGGAGGTCGACGAGGCGGGGGTCTGCCTTCGACCGGTCCCTGATCTTGTGGGAGGCCAGCACGATGAAGCGTGCGATCGCCGCGTCCGCCATGGCCTCCAGCTCCCGAAAGTTGAGCGCGCGCAGAGGCTGGTGCAGGCGGCCGCGTGCCTCTAGCCATTGACCGATCGCCTTCGCCGCCTCGCGCGTGACATGCGCCTGCCATTCATCATCGGTCATCGACACCGCCCTCAGCCAGAAAGCCAAGCCGGACGCGCCGTGGCGGCGTCTGGGGCCGGCGCCGGGTTTGACGGGGTCAGCCAGGCCGGAGCTGCGGGGGGTACAGCCACGGGCGCGGCAGGGGATGGGGCCGCGGTCGGGGCCGCGAATGCAGGCGCCGACGGTGCAGCTGCGGCCGGGGTCGCCCATGGCATGTCGGCGGACGGCACCGTCTCGGGCGCCTTGCGTGGCTTGGCGTTGATCGGCTCGGGCGGCATCGTCTCGCCGCGCATGACCGGCCCATACTGCGGCTCATCCGGGGTCACCACATGGGCAAGGCGGTTCTGGTCCTTGTAGGCCGGGTTGGTGGTCGGCTCGATCATGATCTGGGCGACGAAGGTGATGCCGTCGAGATCGCGCAGGCCCCGCAAGCGCCGCTTGGCCTTGGCGGCCTCCCCGAGGTCCTTCGGGTCGAGCCCGAGCGCGCTGTCCACCATGGCACGGAAGCTGGCCTTGGCGATGTTCCAGCCCTTCGACACGCCCTTCTCGTCGAGCTTGCCGCCGGCGACGGTGAAGTTCTGCCAGAACTTCCGCCGCACGAAGGGTCCCTCGACCACCGTGAACTCGGCGTCGAGCATGCGGGTATCGGGCTCTCGGCCCGCCTTCAGGAGGCCGGCGTCGAGCGGGGTGGCGCCATCGAGGAAGCCGGGCCGAATGGTCATCCTGACCTTGGCGAAGGTCCCGTCCGGGATCAGGTCGCCGACGGGCGGCATCTGCGCTTGCGCATCGTTGAGATCGAACATGGAGGCTCCCATAGAAGGTTGGGACAAATGAACCGAAGGGATCGGCGATCACGGCGTCATGCTGACGGACGCGCTTCGTGCGAGCGGCGACACGGTCGGGACCGCATTGATCTTGGCCAAGATGGCGCCGAGGTCGGGGGCTTCGGTCTCGGCCAGCCGTCCGCTGCGATCCTTGGCCGGCAGGCCCCAGGGATTGCCGGCCCGGCAGACCAGGCGGCGGACCGTGCCCTTCTCGTCGAAGATCAACTCGTTCTCGGCGCCCGAGAAGAAGTGCAGCGTCATGACCTGGTCGACGATGCCAGGCAGTTCGCGGCCGATCTTGCTGCCCTCCATCTGGGGCTGCCAGCTGGCGACATGGAACTCGTCGGTCACCTTCTCCAGCACGCCGACGAAGATGACGGTCTTGCCCGGCGCGTGCTGGAGCATCTTCAGCGCGTGGATGATCTCGCGGCCGAGCAGCCCATAGGCGCCGCGGATATCCGGCTTGCTGGTGCGCTCCGAGAAGGCCTCGGGCTGCTGCTTGGCATAGGTCATCACCTGGCGGCTGAGGTCGGTGATGGAATCGACGAACAGGATTGCCTTCGACGCGATGAAAGCCTCCAGCCCGCTCGGTCCATGGACGGCCCGGGCATGGACATAGTGGGCTTCGCTGTAGGTGGCGTTCGGGGCCACCGCCGGGTCCGGCCCACTTGCCAGCACGACGATGTCGCGGAAGTCGGCATAGGAACGGATCGGAATGCTGGCGCCGGGCCAGTCCTGAACCGACTTCATGCCGGCTTCGAGATCGAGGCAGAGGGTACTGTCTGCCGGCAGCGACTTCAGGAGCGTCGTCTTGCCGGCACCGGGCGGGCCGAAGATCGCGAAGGAGGTCTTGTTGGCGGCGGCCGAGAGCCGCTCGTCGGCGGTGACGATGCGAATGGCCATCGAGGTCTCCCTGATCGAGAATGGGGCATTGAGATTGGGACTGGGATTGGGGCGGCGGGGCGTTGACCAGGCGCCGAAGGGGAAGCCCGCCCGTCCTTGCGGAGAGGGCCGCCCCGCCGTTGTCGGGCGAGCGGGTGTTGGGTGGTGCCGGTTCGCGCTCGGTTCAGGCCGCGTGCGGCTCGGACCGACCGGCCGAGCGCTCGGCCTCGCCGGCGGTCTCGATCCGGTAGCTCGGCTTGCCGGTCTCCACCGTCCGGGCCGGGAGAAACACGTCCCTCAGCGGCTTCGGCCAATGGGCGAAAGCCGCCTCCGACACCTCCAGCTTGGTCTTGATGTACGCGTCCGGGTCGTCGCCCCAACTCGCCCGGATGATCTCGGCGGCGTGCCGGAGCTTCGCCTGATCCCACTTCACCCGCTTCGGCAGATCGGCGACGACGACGAAGCCGTTATCCTCGAACCGGACCGTGCCGGTGTCCTTGGCCTCCTCGGCCCGGCGCTGGGCGGCGCGGGCGCCGTACTTCAGATCGAGCGCAGCGCGCAGCTTGTCCTCAACGAGATTGAGGGAAGCCTTCTGCTCGGCGAGATCGTCGGCGATGCAGGCAAGCTCCGGGGTGGTCAGCGCTGCGACGGCGCCAGTATCGAGATCACGGATATGGTCGGTCAGGACTGCGACGGCGATCATGGGCAGACCTCTCAGGCGGCAACGAGGGGAACCGGGGACGGGACAAAGTCGTTGGCGGCGACGGCAGCGACGGGTCCCGCGATGCGCAGCGCCGGCCTCGAGGCGGACCGCAGCCGCGATGCGCGGACGGCGATGTAAAGCCAGTCGTTCTGTCCGAGCCTGCGCTGGACGGGGAAGCAGAAGCCATTCGTGGCCGCGCTCATGACCCGGTCGGCGACCGCCGCCAGGGCATGGCGCTTCTGCGCCGAGAGCCCGCTCTTCTCCGGCAGCCGGTCGAAGACCAGATGGCCGCGGTAATAGGCGACAGCAGAGCCGGCTTCGGCGTCGGCGAGCCAATCGCAGAAGCCGGTCACGTCGAGCGGCATGGCGAAGGGCGCGAGGTCCAGCTCGGCGAGGGGACGGAGCAGGAGCGGAGAACGGCGCATGGGACAAGCCTTCCTCGTCGACGGGCGCGCTGCGCCGGTCATGGGTTGATCCGGGGGATGGACGGGTTCGATGGTGCGGATGATCCGGCGCCGCTCGGCGGTGCCTCACTCTTCCGCGGTGATCGGTTCACTCATGAAGGTAGCGATCGGCGAGGCTGAGATTGACAACAAAGCGCAACGGCCCAGTCGATTCCGCTCAAGCCTCTGACAGATCATGCATACTAAGGTCGGGACCGATGCCGTGGCGGCGCAGCCGGAGCCGCACCTCGGCGATCCCGCGGTGGAAGCTCACCGGCGACAGGCCGGTCGCGCGTCCGGCTTCGCCGTAGTCGCCCTCGGCCGCGAGCGCCGCCCAGGCGATGCATTGCAGGCGCGGCGGAAGCCCGTCGATGACCCGGCCGGCGATCAGCTGGACCACGGGATCGGCGAAAGGCGTGGGATCGACCAGACGTTCGGCAAGGGTCGCCCCGTCCTCGTCCAGCGGTTCGTCGAGCGAGCCAATGTGACGCCGCCGCTCGGTGGCGACGGTGTCGGCAACCTGCTGGGCGGCCTGGGCGGCGACGCGATGGACGAACGGCACCCATGGGCCGCGACGGCAATCGAAGTAGCACCGGCGGGTCAGGATCGTGAGCAGGATATCCTGCTCGATGTCCTCGATCGCATGACGGGGCAGACGCATGGTGCGGGCGATCCGCCGCGCCTGGTAGGCGGCCGCGGATCGCATTACGGCGAGATCGGCGTCGCCGAGCGGCGGGGACTGACCAGCGGCAAGGGTCGAAGGATGTGGGCTCATCACAGGGGCGGATCCTGGTCTTGTGCGTTCACGAGACGCGCAATTCTGCGTTCGCGCCGGAGGTCCGGCACGGCTCTCATCGATGATCCTTGAGGAGACGGCGAACGCGCTTCAGCGCGGCCTGTTCTTGAACTCGCGATAAGCCCTGAGCGCCGTCGAGATGTCGTCGCGCACATCCGGCGGCAGGCGTTGGGCCTCGACGAAAGCCTGGTCGGTGTCGAGCCCGAGCCGCTCGCAGGCCGCCAGGATCAGCTCGTCCTTCGGCGCGTTCTCCAGGCCCCGTTCGATGCGCGACCAATAGGCCGGGGAGATATCGATCTCACGCGCAAACACATTGAGCGGGATGTCGAGCTTCTCGCGCTCGCGCCGAACCCAGGGACCGAACCCGGTCAGGTCCTGCTGTCGGACCAGCTTCTTCTTAACGACCATGGGAGAACTCCGTGCGCAGCAGGTCATAGCGCGACAGGCGGACCCGGATGAAGGCCTCCGAGACCCGGTAGCGCTCGGCCAGTTCGAACAGCAGGTCCTCGCCGGCACTGCCGTCGATCGCCTCGGCATCGAACGCCGGCCCCTGCAGGATCGCCGACGGCCGCGGCGACGGCTTCATCCGGGACCGCTTGGCGATCC